CATGGTTTGGTACTGATAAGCCTATGACATATACGGCTTTTGAGATACACAAGGATTTAACGGAAAAAGAAGGATATGATCCTAACTCAGATGAGTACTATGCAGAGGTTGATAAAAGAATAAGAATTGACTTTCCGCATAAATTTGGTAATACTGAAACTAAGCAATCGGCCGCCCCTGTTCAGACAGTGGCTTCAGCTACAAGAAGCGTAAAGCCTGGTCGCAAAACTGTGAGACTCACATCATCACAGGTAGCAATAGCTAAAAAATTAGGTGTGCCACTCGAAGAGTACGCAAAACAATTGAAACACACGAAGGAAGGAGCGTAAAATGGAAAAAAAAGAAAATACTTCTCGTGCGAGCCAAACACGGTCAAAGTCTGAAAGACCAAAAGTGTGGGTTCCACCATCATCTCTAGATGCACCCCCTGCACCTGATGGATTCAGGTATAGATGGATAAGAGCTGAAGTTGTAGGCTTTCAAGATACAAAAAATATAACTGGACGTTTAAGAGAAGGTTATGAATTAGTTAGATCTGAAGAAGTCGAAAATGCAAGCGATTACCCAACCGTTGAAGACGGTAAATACAAGGGAGTGATTGGGGTTGGTGGCCTTCTTCTTGCGAAGGTACCTAATGAGATCGCAGAGCAACGTCAACAATATATGTCTGATAGACATAAAGAACGTAACGAAGCCGTAAACAACGACCTTATGAGGGAGCAGGATAGTAGAATGCCTATCAATGTTGATAGACAATCTCGTGTAACCTTCGGTGGTACTAAAAAGTAATTTTTAAATCACTGAATTAAATTAAACCGTACTGGAGGCCCTTCGGGGCAGGTACATAAGGAGTAATAACTATGGCAAATAGAAACGAACAAGGTTTTGGTTATACTGCAGCAGGCGTTCTGGGTTCAACTCCAGCAACTTCTGGTCAAGGTAAATACAAAATCGATGCGGGTTATGGTACTACTATATACAACGGCGGAATGGTAAAATCTGCTGCTGGTTATATTGTGGACGGTCAAACGGCCGCTGCACCTGTAATTGGAACGCTTAACGGAATTTTCTACAACGCGGCTACAACTTTGAAGCCAACTTTTGCAAATTTCTACAAAGCAACGATTACACCAGCAAACAGTGAAGACATCACTGCTTTTGTATTCGATAACCCACACCAACAATATGTAGTAGCAACAGATGCTGCTGTAACACAAGCAGGATTTTTAGAGTCTTATGATATGAATGCATCAGCTGGTAGCGATACCACTGGTAGATCATCTGCAACTTTAGATATCGGTGTTACAGGCGCGGATAGTAAATCACTAAGACTTTTAAGAGTAGCAGAAGATCCTGAAAATGAGGATATTACTGCAGCTTATTGTTCAGTGGTTGTTTGTCCGAATCTAATCGAGCTACAATCGTAATAGGAGAATAGGAGATAAATTATGGCAATATCACGATCACAACTAGTTAAAGAACTAGAGCCAGGATTGAATGCACTATTCGGCCTGGAATATAAAAGGTATGAAAATCAGCATGCTGAGATTTATACTGAGGAATCATCTGACAGAGCTTTTGAAGAAGAAGTTATGTTATCTGGTTTCGCTAACGCACAAGTTAAAGGTGAAGGTGCTGGTGTTTCATTTGATGAAGCGCAAGAAACTTTCACTGCTAGATACACTCACGAGACTGTAGCTTTAGCGTTCGCAATCACTGAAGAAGCGATTGAGGACAACTTGTATGATAGACTTGCGTCTAGATATACAAAAGCTTTAGCTAGATCTATGAGTAACGCTAAGCAAGTAAAAGCTGTTGATCCATTAATTAATGGTTTCACAACTTTCCAATCTGGTGACGGTGTAGCATTAATGGCTACTAACCACCCGACTGTAGCAGGAACGTTCGCTAATGAATTAGCAACTTCTTCTGACTTGAACGAAACTTCATTAGAACAATCAATGATTGACATTGGTAAAATGACTGATGAAAGAGGTTTAAGAGTTGCAGCAAGAGGAGTAAAAATGATTATTCCTTCTGAGCTACAATTTACAGCTGAAAGACTTATGAAGTCTCAAGGTAGAGTTGGAACAGCTGATAACGATATCAATGCAATCGTATCTATGGGTATGGTTCCTCAAGGTTATAGAGTGAACAACTACTTAACAGATGCAGATGCGTTCTATATCTTAACAGACGTACCTAATGGTATGAAAATGTTCAACAGAGCACCATTGACAACTGCAATGGAAGGCGACTTTGACACTGGTAACGTAAGATACAAAGCTAGAGAAAGATACTCTTTCGGAGTTTCTGACCCTAGAGGTATTTTTGGTTCGCCAGGAGCGTAATCAATATATTTTGTGGCGGGACATAGTTCCGCCACAATTAAAAAATAAACGGTGAGATTCATGAAAAAATTTTTAGTTAACATTTGGGCGTACGATCATCACGCCAAATTTGAAGTAGAATCAGAAGATTCCCCAACTGACCTAGAACAATCAATCCTTGACAAACTTGGAGAAAACAGTATAGTTTGGGAAAACCTTGGAGTTAGTTATGACAACAAGGTTAATAGAATAACCTATGAGGAGGTTATAGATGATACAAGACCTATACAAAGCAAAAAGGTCCTTGGAGTTGAAGTGGGAACAGGAGCATCTGGATAACAACAGATATACTCTTGAAATGGTCAAGATTGATGACAAAGTAAAAGAGATCATCACAAAGATCAAGCTGGAAGAAGCAGCAATTGCCCATAGACAGAACAATGTTGAAGGTTCTGCTCCAGAAGTTTCAGTAGCTACTTAAACAAAAGCTACATCGTTGAATAAATTCAATTCACATTACAGGCTCTCTTGCACTCTACTAAAAACTAGTATATAAATTACTCACTATACATAAATTAATATTCTGCATAGACGCAGTATAGTCGACGGCCTAGAGACTATGTAGAATAAACTAGGAGAATAATCATGGCACAAACACTATTTAGAGGACCGGTTCTGCAAGGTAAGTTTAACGAGTCAGGCTTAACTGGATTCAATCTAGAAAACAAATCAGCTAACTACACAGTTACGAATGCAGATTCTGGTAAAACTTTTACATCATCTACTGATGGTGTGGTATTTACTTTACCTGCAATTTCTATCGGAAGAGTATTTACTTTTGTAAACACTGCTCAAGATGGAACTAACGCTTTAACTATTAGCCCAAATGCTAATGATGGTATTTTGTATGCTGGATCTTTATCAGATGATAAAGATGTTATTAATACAAAAGGTACATCAAAAGTTGGTGACTTTGTAGTATGTGCATCTTTAAACTCAACAACTCATTGGACGATTGTTGATGTACAAGGTGTATTTGCTAAAGAAGCGTAATAATTAATTTATTGTGGGGCTTCGGCCCCACTTAAATTTTAAGGAGAACTAATGTCAGATCAAAGATTTACAAGAGTAACAAGTACAGGTCAGGTAAAAACAATCGCTGGAGGATCAACTAATATTGGTCCATGCAGAATAACTTACATTCAAGGTAAAGGTCATGCAAGTGGTCAACTTGAATTAAGAAACAGTGCAGACAATTCTGGTGATTTATTATTTCAAGCACACTTTGGAACAGAAGGTTTAGATATATTTGTTCCTGGTGAAGGAATAAGATTTGAAGACACAGTACATGCTACAATATCAGGAACAGGATCAGTCACTTTAGGTTATACTGGCTAGGAGGTTAAATGGCTAACACTACCTCGGGAACAACTACATTTGACAAAACTTTTTCTGTTGATGAAATAGTAGAAGAAGCTTTTGAACGATTAGGTATTCAACAAGTATCAGGTTATCAATTAAAGACTTCACGAAGATCATTAAATATAATGCTTCAGGAATGGGGCAACAGAGGTATTCACTATTGGGAAATAGGTGAACTTGATCTTGATTTAATTGAAGGTCAAGCAGAATATAAATTCTTTAGAGCTAGTTCAGATGGTACCAGTGCTACATCAAATCCAAATGGGGTATATGGAATATCCGATGTCCTTGAAGCACAATTAAGATCAAATAGAACAGCAACAGATCAATCAGATAGTCCAATGACTAAAGTTGATAGATCTACTTATGCTGCTTTTTCAAACAAGCTTTCTAAAGGAACCCCTAATCAATATTGGGTACAGAGATTTATTGATCATGTTAGTATTAGTGTTTATCCAACACCAGATTCAACTAATGCATCTAAAGATATGCATTTCTATTATATAAAAAGAATTCAAGATATTGGAGCATATACTAATGCAACTGATATGCCTTTTAGATTTGTACCTTGTATGGTTTCAGGATTAAGTTATTACTTATCGATGAAGT